TTCATCGTCATCGCTCGCCCCCTTGCTCGTCGCGTAGCCGCTCGGCGAGCTCGGCGACGGGTCCCCACGCAGGAGCGTCGCCGTAGGCTGCCTCGAGGTCGCGAGCGGCCGATAGCAGCTCCGCTGCGGTGGCGAAGTCGCCTCTCGCGATGGCTCTGCGCGCTTCGTGAGACCTCGCATGAGCGTCGAACGAGGCGAGCTTCGCCGCTGCGCAGAGCTCGCAGTCGGCGAGCTCTCCGTTGCAGTAGACCGGCGTCTCGCCGTCGTCGCTGCGGACGATGGCGCCGTCGCGGCGAAACTCGTGTTTCCAGTCTGCGCCAATCCATCGCCCTTGCGCTTCGTCTATCGCCCGCTTGAGGTCGAGCTGGTGCGCGCCAAGGCGATACCCCGGACCGTCTGGGTTGCCGGCGTAAAGGCATGCGTGGCATACTAGATGCCGCTTTCCGTCGGTCTTTCCCGCCTCGTCGTACCAAACCGCCTTGATTTGTCCCGGTGCCTCGATTCCGCCCGCGCTGCAATTGACGCAGCATGATTCCTGAGTCATCGTCTCGCCTTTCTCGGGGGGGGCCGTGGCCCCCCCGTCGTTGCCTTGTTACGCCGAATGCGCCTCGCAGTAGTCGTCGTCATGGCCGGTGCCTACGACGCACGAGCAATCGTGGCTCAGGCCGATGTCCCAGCCGTCACCGAAGGAGACCAGGATACTGTCATCGGCGAAGGTCCACTTCGTTCCACCTTCGTCGAGGGCGCAGCACGTAACCACGTCGTGCTCTCCGCAGACGTCGTCGAACGTCGTTCCGTCGTCGAGCTCGAAACGCCTACCGTCGTTGTCGAACATGTCCGCGATGCGCTGGGCGATTGTTTTCGTCTCACTCATCTTCTTGCCTTTCGTTGCTGTGCTCGTTATATACCTATCGTAGTGCATGGCTCCGCATACGTCAAGTGACGGATGCAAAAACGACCTCCCTCTCCGAGGGCCACCTACCGCCACAGTCCGCACTCCGAGAGCTGGCGCAGCGCATCGTCGAGGCCGTAGGCTACGAGCACCGTCCATCCCGCCGCACGCATTCGCCCGTGAAGCGCCCTCTGCGCCGTCGAGAGCCTCCCCCGGGGCGCCTTTAGTTCGAGGGCCACGGGACGCCCTCGGAGGTCGAGGTCGAAGAAAACCAGGTCAGGAGCGCCAGCGAGCACGCCCTCGCGCTTCAGTCTCGCGAGGTAGGCGAACCGAGCCGTGCCGCGCACACCACCTCCGAGCCACGTACCGTTCGGCACGGCGAAGCATCCGACCCCACGCGCGGCGCAGATTGCGACCAGCGTCGTTTGGATTGCCGACTCGCTATCGTTGCATCGCGCGCCGATCTGCCACCTCCCCAGCGAGCCTCGCGAGTCTCGGGTCGGCGTCGGGAAGCGCCGGCCTACCAGGCCCGAGGCGCCGCCGCTCGACCAGCTCGACGTACGTCGCGACGAAGCGAGCTCGCCCGTAGCGCTCTAGCTCCCTCGCGTCCCATTGCCCGAGGCCGTCGGCGCCGCCCATAAGCGCCATTGCCTCGGCCGCCGTCGGGTCGGAGTGCGCGCCCCCTGCCCCCGCTGCGAGGCGAAGGACCTCGGGCCACGCCTCGGCGGCGCGAAGCGAGGGAGGAGAGTCTCCCTCGACGATGGCCACGAGCTGGCCGAGGGTCGGGAACCATTCTCGGTGGCGCGCCCATGCGGACGCCATCGCACGGCGAACCGAGGGCGCGTCGTACCTCGAGACGACGGAGTAGTAAGTCGCGACGAGGGCCATCCATGCCTCGGGGTCGCTCATTGGCTGAGGGTAGCAAGTCCTGAGTCGCGTCATGAGCTCGACGAACTCGGGGCGTGTGATGGTCTCAGCCATGAGCGACCGCCCACTCCATGAGCTTGTCCGTCGCTTGCCTCAGATTGCCCCCCTGAGCTCTCCGAGGGCGCCGAGGCGCCGAGGGCGAGGCGGCCCTAGGCTTGGGGTTAGCTTGCTCCTCTCTCATGCTTCTGAGGACCTTTAGGGCGTACGCCCACGACTTGCCCTCGGTCTTGAGTGCGGCATCCCACTCCCACCGCGCGACGGGGGCGAGCTCGCGAGCCCGGACGATGTTGATACCTCCGAGGCTCCCGAAACGCCGGAACCCCTCCTTCTCGAGGTCGGCCGCCGACAGCGGACCTGTGACGCATTCGGATTGCGTCACCGTGCTATCTCTCTCTCTCTCTGTAGTTGATCTATGGGATGGGATGGGAGGAAGGGGGTGTGACGCGTCACCCGTGCGTTTCGCGTCACGTGTGACGCTCTCCGCAATCGGCAGCGTCACATGCGTCACACCGTTGATTTCTGAGGGTTTTTCTGTCGCCTCGAGAAGCGTCACCGGGGCGTCGGTGACGCTCTCCGCTGCGAGCGGTGACACCGTGTGACGCTCGGTGACGTCACCGTGACGCTCGGTGACGCTCTCGGAGAGCGTCACGTCGACGGCGTCACGCTCGGAGCGTTTCCGCTCTCGCCACCTCCGAGTCCTCTCTCGGGTCTTCTCGCGCTTCGTCTCGACGGCCTCTCGCGCCTTCGTCCGCTTCGCGAGGACTTGCTCTCGGCTCGGCTGATAGTCGGCGAAGTCATGGATGGCCCAGCCCTCCTCGGTCGGGTGCCAGAGACCGGCCTCGACGAGGTGGCCGGCGAGCTCGACGTTGCTCGGAGCCGTGACGCCGTCCCACCTACAGATATGGTCGACGGCCTTTTTCGGCACGGCGCCGTCGGTTAAATGCCTGGACGACCAGACTATCGACCGGATATAGAGCCGCTCGGCCATGGGGCCAGCGTTGATCAGTTTGGGGTGATCTAAGATTGAGTCGTCCAGCCTAACCCACGGCATTCGTCACCTCGGGTCTAGTGGGCGCTGGATTGCGCCAGCGGTCGTTGTTGTTGACGGCCGCTGGCGCTACGCTACAAGGCGTAGAAGAAAGATGCAAACGGAGATCGACGAGAAGGGTCAGGGGTCGGACGGATCGGGATCGCTCTCGGGCTCTTTTTCGTTGCTGGGCGCGCCGGCGCTGCGAACGCCGGCGCGTCGTTTTCCGAAGCCGAACGCGTGCTTTCCGGCGCTCAGCTCGGGCGCGATCTCCGAGAAGATTTCTTCGAGAGTCGTTTCACCCTGGTCGACCGCGGTGTGAATGCCCTGGAGTGTCCCCACGTCCTCGAGGTCGATGTCCTCGACGCCCGTCTTGTCCAGCAGCGCGCACACCTGAGCAGCCGAGTAGCCTCGCCGCTCGAAGTAGAGCATCCACTTCGCCCGCGTCTCCTCGAGGCCGTTGCCGCCGCCCGCACGGATGCGCTTGCAATGCGTCACGATCTCGTTGATGTAGGCCATGGGAACGATGCGAAAGATCGCGTTTCTCAGCGCGATTGATGCGGCCGCATTGCCCGCCATTGTGATCATGTCGTCGTTAAATCTTCGCCCGTTTTTCCCTGTGATAGGGCGCTTTTTCTCGATCTTGACGGCGACGTTCCTTTGCATGTCCCAGCAAGTCGCTTGCGCTGTGATCTCTTTTTCGTCGGCCGACAGGATTCTCGCCTCGACTCGGAGGTTACCCCACGCGCCGGCGACGATCTCAGCGAGGCGCACCGACGGTCCCTCGATCGTTTTTCCCCCGCGTGGTAGCGCGTAGACGCACGCGGTCGCGACTTCCTTGTTGACGGTCGCGAGCGAGAGGGCGTCTCGTTTGAACGCCTGCACGCTGCGTGGGAACCTCTTCGCGGTCGTCACTTGCATGTCGACCTCGCCTCGAGTCACAGACTCAAGGGCGGTCGGTTCGACGCGCTGCAACGCGCTACTCTCTTGAAACTCATCCGGGACTGCATGTAGCATCATGGCTTCGTCGTCCATTATCCCCCCCCGGGTTTTTTGATCTGCATAACCTCGGTTACGCGTTTTTTGACTGCGCCGCCTTCGCTGAGAGCCCTCATTAGCTCTGTTTTTGCAGCGCCCTTCGTGCCTCGCTTCTTACCATCGGTAAACGCAGATAGCAACCTAGTTTTGCCGATGGTAACGCACTGTGCTAGTTGATTTTCGGTGAGTCCGTTCTCTATCAGGATCGGCCACGCGGCTTGCGCGTCGATGACGTCTCGAGATTGCTCGACGAGGGCGAGCTCGTGGTCGTTGCCATCGGAGAGAGGGCCGTCTCTCAGCGCGATGCGGAGGGCCTGGTCAAACTGGTCGAGGGCATGGCGCAGTAGTTTCGCCCGCGGATACAGTGAAGCGAGAACCTCCCTTGTGACTGCGACGCCGGCCGCCGAGATAACCGCCTCGCGCGCCGAGGAAAGAAACTCGTGACGGGCACTGCACACGAGCTGGCGGCGACAATAATGGCATGGGTCACCCGGCGCATAGACCTCTCCGATCTCGCGCTGAGCACGCTCGACCGAGTGATACAGACCCTCGACGTCGGAGCGGTCGAACGTCCAGACGTCGAACTCGCCGAACCGAAGCCAGGCGAGTACCGCGACGACCTTGCCCGATTCTGGCCAACCGTATTGAGCGGTGGCCGCGGCGACATACCCAAGGACTTGCGGCAGATAGGCTCGCTTGACTCGATTGCTTTTCCAATCGAGGATACCCATGCGGACGCCGTCGTATGCAAAAACGTCGGCCGTCCCCCAGATCTCCCCTCCGTCGAGCGGCTCCTCGGTGCGGGGGTTCGGGAAGTGTTTCTCAACCTCACGCCACGCCGCCTCGCCAGAGGAGACGAGAAACGAGAGCTCGTCGAGATCGACACCGTGTTTCTTGGCGATCGCTGGTACGTCCGGCACCGAGCCCAAAACGCGCGTCGCAAGCGCGTCGTGGGTGGCGTCGCCCGTGAGGCCCGCCACAGAGCCAGGGTCATATGGGTGCTCGGTTTCGAGCATAGAGGAGGGGCAGGAGATAAACGTCGGGAGTGCTGAGATTCTTGGCATGGCTACAGTCTGTAGCCCGATTCAACCCCCGCTTGCAAGTAGTTTCGCTTGCTCCTTCTGTACGTCCTCGTGAACCTTTCGCCGCTCCTCATGCCACGCCTTGCATTGCTCGGGCGAGCCCCATGCCGCCGCTGGCGCTTCGTTGTGAAGCCAGCTCACGATACCCGGTAGCTCGACCAGCGAGTAAGGGTCGGCGTAGCCGATGGCGTTTCTGAGGTCGTTGCAGAGGACCGCGAAGAAAAACGACCCTGGCCTCACGCCGTAGAGAAGCCAGAGACGCATTCCCTCGACGAAGCGCGTCGGGAGCTTAGGTTCGATCATTGCTCAGTCTCCTTCCTCGCACTCGTCCCTTGCGGCGGCGTACGCCCATTTCGCTTCGCGCTCTAGCTCTGCGGCCTCGCGCGTCATTCGCGCTCGCTCGCCAGGCGAGAGTGTGTTATCGTGGGCAAGTAGCCAACGAAGGCGCCTCGCCGCCCGGTCGAGCGCGATCGATTCTCCGAGTGCAGACATCCAATCCAGCTACCACGGGTAGCCAGAAAAGACAAGCGGTAGCCGTTTGCCTATTGCATCTCTCCGATCGTCCATGATAGACCGATGGTATGGCAGATCTAATAACCACTCCGATGCGGTGCAAACGACCGACGAACACGATCGGTCATGAGCGGTTGCGCCGGTTCCTCGGTCAGACGCAACTGAACATCTCCGAGCTCGCGCGGCTTGCGGACTGCACGCCATTGCAGATCTCGCACCTCCTCGCCGGCCGCCGACGCGCGTCTCTCGACCTCGCCGTGCGCATCGACAAGGCGACGAACGGTGCGGTCGACGTGTATTCATGGTGCCAGATCCGAAGCGGCGCCTCGCGCGAGCGAGGGATAGTGCCGCGCTCACAACGCATACCACGGCAGCAAGCGAGATCGGCTTAGGGTGGCCCCCGAGCCGTTTCGTTGGCCTGGCCACCGCGACAGTGGCCAGGCCTTTTTTTACGTCTCGCCGGTGAGCCTATGGCCGCGCGCGTGAAGCTCCATTGCGGCGAGCCGCCGATCCTCGGCGGCCACCTCTTCTCTAAAGTCGTCCATGTCCCATTGCCGACCAGGGCAAGCGTAGGCGCCGTCCGGTTGGCGCTTCTCCCCTGCCCCCCGAATGCAATGAGGTAGCTCTCCATGGCCGTAGACGGGCACGACGTTGCGAAGCCTCATTGGCAGTAACACGTCGTCCTCGGCCGCCCGTGGCGCGAGCCAAGGGAGTAGCTCGGCGCAGAGTCGCACGGCGAGAGACCATTGCACCGAGTTAGGGCGCTCTCGATTCCAGTCCCCAATGATAGCGATTCCGATTCCGAAGGCGTTGCCCCATCTCTGAGCGTGCGCGCCTCGCTCGTCGAGAGGGAGCCCTTGCTCGACCAGGGAGTGCGTCACGACGTACGTGTAGGGCATATTGCCGGCCGTGTACTCGCGCCCCTCTCGGGCGAAGAAACGCGCGACCTCGGCGGCCGTCTCGCCCACGGTGCGCCCGCAACGATGGATAATGAGTGCGGACGGGTCGCGTTGCTTGCGTTGATACTTGCCATCAAAGCAGTCGGCCGTCGCGTCGTAGACTGTCAAGCTACGCATTGAGATCCCCCCTCGGTTCATGCGGCCAGAGAGCGTGGCCCATGACGACGCCGAGCACGACCGGCCACGCTGGTATCATCGTCCCGACCGCGAAGTAGTCGACCAGCGCCAGCGCGCCACCGAAGGCGCAGAGGGCCGAGAGGCGACGAGCTCGCCGACCGGCGCGCCGCTCGAACGTCGGCCAGAATAGGTGGCCGGCGAGCACGCCCCAAAACCACGCGACGGTCTGGCAACGCCATGCGATGGCCGATGCGATCTCAAGTGCGGTGTCGCCGTGCATTGTGTCGTAGGCCGCCCAAGCATCGTAGCACAGGGCGGCCAGCGTAACCGAGAGCGCCGAGAGCTTCGCGCCGGTGGCGAGGACGTTGCCGCCGACCGGCTCTCGCACTACGCCCCTCGAGGCGCGAGCTGAGGCCATAGCAACCGACCCATGACGAGGCCGAGGACGACGGCCGCAATCGCCGGGGCTTGAATCGGCGTCGTCACGTCGAGGACGAGGACCGCCGCCCCGAGGGCCCAGAGGGCCGCTATGCGTGGCCATTTCTGTCGGACCTCCTTCGCCGGCCAGAATAGGTGGCCGACGACAACGCCCCATGCGAACGGCAGCGAAAACCAGGCCGAGGCGAGGTCGCGGCTGATTTCTGAGATCGTGTCGCCCGTGACGTCGTTCGTCGCGACCACGACGTCGTAGCCCAGGATAGCGACCGTCGCCCCGAGCATCGCCCAGAGTGTGATCGTGCGCGTCGTCATAGCCGAAAGCCGAACACGGTGGCAACCCCGTACGTGAGCCCCGAGAGGTCGTCGTTGATCGTCACCTTGAAGTAGTCGTTCGTCGGGTAGCTACCGGCCCGACGGATCATGAGACCGTCCGGGAACGACCGCGACGCCTTGACGATGTAACGGAAACCAGCTCCAGAATGGAGCTCGAAATTGCCCGCCGACGAGAAGCGAAGGAGCCCCCGAGTCGCCTTGATCGTTTGGATGTGAATCAGCGCCTCTTCGGTTTTCACCTCGACCTCAATGCCGTTCGGGAGCTGAGAGCCGCTTCCGAGGCCCATGAATCGGTTTCCGAAGTCGATATCTGAGTTGTCCTCGAAGATAAGCTGTAGCTCTGTGATCACGGCGTCATCGTCGGCGAGCGCGTCGAACGAGAACGCGACCGGCGTAGTCGAACCATCGACGGCGAGCTCGGTGTCGCCCGCGTTGTCGAGACGTGTCGCGATAGGCCGTCGGCCCTTGATCCCTGTCCCCATATGAGCCCCCTACGCGTCGCCCCATAGGCCGGTTCGCGTGTCGTAGAATCCAAGTGTGATGCGCCAGCAACAACGAAAGGCCGAGGCCGAGGCGCGGTTGTAGCGCACGCGCCAGCGGTAGTGAGGGAGCACTGGCGTACTCACAACGCCGTCGTCGCGAAGGTCGAGAACGGCGACAACGGGGATCCTGAAAACGAACGTGCTCAGCTCCTTCGCGTGGTCGTAGACGTCATACCCTCCGTTGCCCGCTGGCGCAGCGGTGAGCGCCCCCGTCGCCGGGTTGAAGTTGAAGTATCCCGTCCCGTACGGGTTCGGGTAGGGAACGGCCTTCGTGAATCCGACGTTGCCGTTGAGCGTCTCGGAGATGTTGAGGTCCCAGTCTCCCTCGCCCTCGCCCACGGGTCGAAACCGATACTTGCCAGCGCCAACGATGGATTTGTCGTAGTCGCCAGCGCCAGTGTTCGACACGCCAGCGGTGGCCGGCGCGTAGACGCCGAACGAGATCACGTCGCCCTCGACGTGGTCGAACGCGTGGCAGATCCCACCGAGGACGTAGGCGAGTTGCGTGTGCTGCCACTCGACGTCGTGGTCGCCCGTCGTGCTCTCTGAGATCTCGAACGAGGCGCCGTCGCCCCTGGCCCCGTTGGCGACGTCGTCGCCCTCGCCGAGAATTTGCTTGTAGCAGCCTTTCGGCAAGTTGTTGAGGGCGACCCAATCGAAACCGTCCTCGACTCTGACCTTGCGTCCCATTGTCTACCCCTAGATCTTGACGCCGAACACTTGCGCCTTAAGGACTGAGATCGAGTTGCTGTCGAGGTCGTCTCGCACCGTGACCCGCACGCGGTCGGACGTCCCAGCCTTGAGGATAGGGCCACCTCCGAGAAACATTCCCATGACAAGGATGTCCTTCGGACCCGTGTTATTCAGAATGGAATTGCCCGGGCTCGGAAACATGAGCAGGTCCTCGTTCGTTTTGACGTTCGCCGCCTCGAAGGTCACGCCGTTGTCGAATGTGATATCTAGCTTGAGGCCGTTGGTTAGCGCTGAGAGAGGTCCGAATGAAACACCGTCGAAGATGATATCCTGAGCGCCGAAAATGAAGCGGACTTCATAGACCGCGATATCATCGACCGAGTCGGCGTCGTAGTCGAACGCGACCGGCGTAGTCGAACCATCGACGGCGAGGTCGTCGCTCGCCCCATTGAGGACGAACGCCCGAACGATCTCTCTCAAGTCTGGCGGTATCTGAGTCCCGATAATGATGCTCTGACCGGGCGGGAAGTTTGTGTTCACCTCGAGGCGCCGCACGGCGTTATCGTCGAGGACGGAGTCAATCGCGTTGCCAGACGAGTCGTAGAGTATCGCAGCGGGGTTGCGGCTCATGCTATCGCCCTCGTCCTCGACGTCTCGAAAACGCCGCTATAGGCAATCGTGTCGGTCACCGTAGCGAGCACCGTCGAGCCGTCGGTGTCGTAGACTCTCCATTGCTCGGTCGCCGGTGTCTTGTTCGCGTTGCGCGTCACGACCAGGTCGACGATGCGCTTCGCCTTGCTGGCGCTCTCCCACCATATCCACTCGGTCGGAAACGGATTGCCAGAGGGTATCGTCTCTCGGTACGCCCCCGAGGCGAACCCGTCGCCGGGTCCGTCGTCGAGGTAGTGGACGAGCTGGCGAACCGTCCGATGGTCTGAGCGCGTGAGCAACGACGAGAGCGTGCGCGCCTCGGGAGTCGCCGGGTCGACGAAGACCATATCGTCGCCGTCGCGGTCGACGTAGACCGCCTCGTCGCGGTTGCTCTCGTCCTGCAAGTAGAGTCGCCTGCACTCGATTGCATCTTCCTGCGGTGAGATAGGCTCGGGCCACGGCGAGGCGTCGGCGTCGTCGCCGCCGAGCGCCGTGCTCTCGCGTTTCATTACCTGCACGCGATCAATCGCCATGGCCCGAGCCCTCTCTATCAGCCTATGCTACGCGGCCTTTTTGCCGTAGTCGCGCATCTCGACCCAGAGGTCGGTGGCGGTCCACGCGTAGCCGACCGTGATCAATCGGTTGCTGGCCCCTGGCAACGCCGTGCCGATGCCGCCACCGCTCTGTAGGTAGTAGGGCGTCCCTGGCGTCGCCCCGCTGAGAACGCCGGCGCAGATACCCTCTGAGACGACCTCGACGCTAGAGCCCGCGGCGCCAGCGCCCGTGCGAATGACGCCGATCAAGCGAGCCTTCGCATCGACGGCTGAGTCGCCCTTGCCCACGGTGGCCGAGCCGTTGACGTAGACCGGATCGCCGTTCGCCGTCGCGTCCGTCGCAGTCGTGAGAGTGTTCTCAACGCGCGGCGCCTCGGTGGCTGGCTGGTCGGCGTGTACGTGCAGAGCATCGGCGTTGCTGCCGTCGGTGAGCGTGTCGAGGTTCGCCGCCGTGACGTCCGAGCCGACCGCGGTGCCGGCCAGCTTAAACAGCGCCGGGAGTCCCACGACCTTTAGGCCGTCTGAGTCAACGTCGAGCGTGTCCGGCGTATCGTCGAGCTTGAGGCCGACGCCCGCTGCGCCCTTCTGTAGTCCGCCGCTCGCGTCGATCTTGAGGCCGAGCTCGTCGGTGACGATCTGGAGTGAGGGATTGCTCGCCTCGAGGTTGACTGCCAGCGCCGAGCCAGCGCCCCCGGTGAGGCCGTCGCCGGCCGCCGCCGCCGCAATGCGGAGGTTCGCCGAGCCGTCGGCCTCGAGGCCGGTCCCCGCAATGGCGTTGACGTCGAGGCCGACGCCGTTCGCCGTGAGGTTGACGCCCTGGATATTGCCGCCCGTCTCGGTGTCCGAGTCGACCGCGACAGAGTCCGCAGCGACGGCGATGCCGTTGCCAGCGCCCACGTCGAGCGTGTTGCCGGTCTTCGTGAGGCCGTCGCCCGCCGTGATCTGACCAGCGCCCGAGAATTGCGAGAACGTCAACGCGTCGGTCCCGGTGACGTCCGAGCCCGCGTTATTCGTACAGACCCACCCCGAGTCTGCGTTCGCGGTCCCCTCCTCGACGAAGGCGAAGGCGCCCGCGGCCGCGTAGCCCACGGCCCAATCGTCCGCACGCACGGGAGCGCCGCTCGCCTGAACAATGTAGATCCCGTTCTCGACGCCGGAAACTTGATCCTTGATTAGAATCCGATCACCCGTCGAGAGCGTGATCCCGTCGATGGTCTGGCCGTTGGCAAACGACGTCGCCAGCGTCCCAGGCCCCGTCGTGGCGACAACAACGCTCTCGTGTACGTCGAGCCCCTGAACAACGGAGTCGACATACGCCTTGCTCGCCGCCGCCGTGTCGCCCGTCGGCGTGGCCGGTAGGCCGGTGAGCTCGCCGCCGCCCGAGACGGTGATATTGCCGCCCGAGCCGATGGCTAGACTGCCGAGGACTATGTCGTCGGCCGCCGCCATCTCCTCAGAGAAGCCTTCGCCAGAAATGAATAGGGGTTTGCGCGTTGCCATGGGGGAGTCTCCTTTAGCGGCTAGGCCGCCGATTGCTCGACCGTGTGGACGATGCCGGTGTCAGGGTCGATTGCCATGCACTCTGCCGGAATATCGTACCGCACCGAGAGCGTCGTAACGAGCGCCGTATACTCTGCCCGGCGCCGTGAGACTTCCCCCGCTAATTGACGTTTCTTCTCGAGGAGCACGGCGCGCTGGTCACGGTGCGCGCGGTCTAGCCCTTGTATCTCCAGGTCGGTTACCTGTAGGCCGAGGAGCGCGTTTCGCACCTCGGCGTCGAGCTTGCCAAACCGGAGAGCGTCCGTCGCGTCGAGCTTGACTGTCGCGTCGGCGGCGTCGATGGTCGGCGCGACGGCCTCGGCCTTGCGCGCCCGCGCTGGCTTCTTCGCGGTCTTCTTCTTCGCTCGTCGCTTCTTCGTCGCCCTTGGCTTCGTTTTCATCTCGACGGGTCCCGATTCCATCTTATGCTCTCCTCATGAGTTGTCCGCTCAGGTCCAGGTACAGCTCCGTCTCTGAGACGGCGACGCCGACGAGCTGGACAATCTCGCCCGCCGAGGCCGGTGGCGAGGCCGAGGGCGCCCCGTTGCCGGCGAAGTAGCGTTGCCCCTCGGCCAAGCCCGCGAAGCCTCCTGAGACGCCGTGCGTTCGCACAAAGCACACCGTGCCCGATTGCTTGCTCTCGATCGTCCCTCGCGCTGGCATCTTCGCCGGGTCGGCGATGTCGACCGGGGCGACGTCGAGGACACCGAGGGTCGCCCCCGAGACGTAGACGAGCTCGCCGACGGCGTCGGCCTCGGAGCAATTCGCGAAGAATCCCTCCGAGAGGTCGAAGTCGACTGTGCAGTCGGTGTCATTCTCCTCGACCTTGAGGCCGTCGGCGAGGGAGCGCAGCGAGCGGAAACGGAGATTGACGCCTTGCTGGTCGCGGTAGACGCCCGCGCCCGTGCCGCAATTGCTCGCCGTGTTCGCCTCGCCCGAGCCGACCGGGACTGGCGAAGAAAAACAGAGCTCGGTCGGCGTCGTCTCGAGGGAGAGCTCGGTCGTCGAGACCTCGAACGCAAGGCGACTCTCGACGGCGAGAGTCAACATGCACTCGTCGTTCGAGAGCGTGAGCGGCGCGCCCCCTCCCTCGAGAGTAAGGTCGTTGCCCTCCGAGCTCAGTGTGAGCTCGGGCACCGTCGTGCTCAGTGAGAGGCCGTCGCACGTCATGAGCGTTTCTTCGCCTTGACGTCGAGGAGAAAGTCGCTCGACGTGAGAGGGCGCCCGGCGGTATCAATGAAGCGGACTTGCGCCCCCTGGCCCTTGCCCGTCACAAGGTCGGTCGACTCCCATGTGATCTTGAAAACGCCATCGGCGGCGTTGACAACGACAACGCCGCTCGTCGCCGTGCTCTTCTCGACCACGGCGCCCCCCGGTTGCGCGAGGTCAAACTCGATCGTATAGCCGGTGAGGTCGACGCCCGAGAGCGTTCCGATGATTTCTGGCAGACGATCGCCCTCAGTGAATACGTGAGGGTACTTCTGAGGTCGCGTCGTCCGAGTCGTCATTGCTTGCCCCTAACCTCTCGCGCGAGCTCTCGCATCGACTCGACGAGCGCCTTGCTCTGTTCGAGATGGTTCTCATGCTCTCGCTGATTCCACTCGCGAAAGTCCGACCGTTGCTCGGCGAGAGCCTCGCGAAAGTCGGCCCGTTGCTGGCGCACCGATGCCTCGAACGTGTCGGCGAGCCTCGGTATCGTGTGAGTCGTGAGACGGTGCGTGAGCCACAGGATGAAACCCATAGCCCCGAGGTCGCCAGCGAGCCCTGCTAGCGTGTCGAAATTCACAGCACGCCCTTTTTCAAGCGGTCGAGCGTTGCCTCGATCTTCGTCGAGAGCACGGCGTTGAGGGCCGAGTCGCTCTCGATCTCGAGAGCCTTGCGAACCTTCGTCACAAGGCCAGGCCCGAGGTTTCGCTTCGCGGAATCCATGGCGGCTGCCTTGAGCTCGCGCCTCTCGCCGTCGGTAAACCGTGAGCCCCCGGCCGATGCGACCGACCGAGAGCGCCCTATTACCTGGTCGGCTTGCTGCGCCGTGGCGCGCACGGCTTCGATCACGGCGCCGTTGAGCGCCTCGGCCATGCGATGCGCAAGCTCAGAGTCGGTGCGAGTCTTGAACCATGCGCTCGCCCTAGCACAGAGCCACGTCGCGGCCGACACAAGGGCTGGCGCGAGTATCTGATAGACGGTTGCCCACTCCATGATTCCCCCTCGTGTCGGCGCGCCGACGGTGTCAGTTGCCCTTGCGTCCGTTCTTCGTCGCGTCGTCCTGCCACGAGGCAAGCGTCGCGCCGATGTTCTGCACAATCGCGTCGAGGCCGATACGGTTCGCCCTGGCCTCCTCGAGACCTTTCTCGAGGCGCTCGACGGCGGCCCTCGTGTTCGCGAGCCGAGCCGTCGCCTCTCTCATCTGAGCGACGAGGTCGGCAACGAAGCGGTTCGGAGGCTTGATGTCGCCGGCGAGGAGTCCGTTGACGTATTCGTTCGCCCTCGAGGTTGCCGTCGCCGGTGCCTCGGGAGACGGTTGCGGCGCGGCCTCGACCGCTCTCGGTTGCGGCTTCGCCCCGTTCGTCTTCTGTCGTTGCTTCTCCATGGAACCCCCCTATTTGATGCGCCCTCGAGGGCGCGGTTGCTCAGTGTAGGTAACACCATACGTTGCGCGTCGAGCCCGCACCCGACGTCTCAACGAACGTCCCGATTGCAGCGCCGCCGCTCGGCGCCCCGTCGCTGTTCGCGACGCCGCTCAGAGTCGTGCTCTTAACGACCCTCTCGCCGGCCGTCGTCGCCTGGCCAGAATTGACTTGAACTTGGGCCATCCCGTGAGTCGCGACTTGAATCTCGGTGCCGTTGGAGCCAGCGGAGAGCGCGACGCCGAACACGACGCCCACGGCGTCCGCTGAATTCGTGAGCTCGACCTCGAGCTCGCCGCCAGAACTATGAACCGCTCGGAGTAGCGACCCTTGTACGACCGTGCCGACGCTCTCGCGAATGCGAGCGACGGTCGAGACGCAATGCTGAGCGTGGTCAGAACCGAGGTCGCCCGAGGCATCCGTCGGGACGAGTTGGACGTCGCCGAGGACCTGCAACCGGCCAGCGTAGAGACGCATCGCCTCTCGCAGGTCGGTGTCGTCCGAGGTCGCGATCTCCATGTAGCTATCGCTGGCCGTCCCGGTCGCCACCGCGCGCGAGCGGATCGCCAGTGTGTTGATCGTGCCGCCGTCCCGCTCGCGTTGCATGAATATCTGGGGCCCGTAGCCCGCGTCCCACGTCGCCTCGGTTGTGCTCGCCCTCATCTGTAGAGTCGACCACGTACTGTCGTTCTGAGAGCCGGAATCCCTCTCGAACGCAACCGGCGTCCCTACTTCACTTAGGACGTTGAGCGCGCCAGAGTAGACGTTGCCCCACCTTCTGTCAGATCCGCCGAGAACGGAGCCATTGTGCGTCAACGGAACGACGCCACCACCGAACGCTGACAGGCCGCTCTGCACCTGTATCGCTGCATCGGACGCGTCGGCGATATACAGGCCGATCCCGACCGTGCCCGTCACCGACCCAATTCGTATACCGTAATTGTTCGTCGCGCCCGTCATGCCCGCGACGTACACGCCATACTGGTTTACCACGCCGACGTCGGACTCGCAGTCGTTGGCTATGAAGTGGTAGACGTTTGTGATCCCTGGATTCAGAGAGCCTCGAACGGTGCTCTCGAAACCGGCGTACCGAGTGACCGGACCTTTCGAGATGTAGGCATCGGCGTTGTAGCCGATGGCGCTATCGACGGTGGCCGTGCCTTGCTGAGCATGGAAGTAGGATGAGAACAGACGGATCAGAGACGCGGCCCCTGAGGTGGCCGCGTTCGTCTGAAAGTGTGAGTACACGACGTCGTGAGTGAGCCCGGCGATACTCGCATATTGATCGTCGTGGACGTACAACGCGCCGTCCTCGAACGCCGTACCGCCGTTTCGGATGTACGCCTGCCATGTAGCTTCCTGCCCGGTAGGACCGACAAAAAGCTGCTGAGTGTTGAGCTCTGACCATCGCTTAGCGTTCGATCCGCAGACATGCGTCTCGGTCACGGTAGGGGCAATATCGACAGTCAGCGCAAGCTGGGTCGCCCCGAGAGAGGCAACGTCAACGTTGTTGATGACCCAGTCCCAGCGCCCATCCCCAGCCGCCCGAACGTAATCCAGGCGGTCGTTCGTGTCGAACACGATGCGCGGTCCCGCGGCATCCATCTCCAAGCGGTAGGCGGTGTCGAGGTTGACGCTATTTCCGAAGATGTTCTGCCAGCGGTTGTCGCTGGCCCCAATATCGAAGTTGTCAGCTTGCCGTGGCTGAACGCCGCAGAATACCGAGAGGCCGTTCTGCACGTGAATGGCCTCGGTGCCCGCACCCTCAATCCAGATCCCGTAGCTGTTCGCTCCCTCGTCCAAGTCCTCTAGGTAGATGCCATACTGATTCGTGACAACGAAGGCACTCGGTAGGTTGTTGACGAAAAGGCCATACCAGTCGGTGGCGGTCAGCGCCTCGGTGCCGAAGTGTTGAGACTCGAACGCCGCGAATCTCGTGATGGTCGATGCCTCGGTACAGGTGATCGCCGAGCGATACATGATCACGTTGTCGACGCTGTTCGCCTCGATCTTCGTGTAGACCGACGATACGCCGTACACGTTCTCGGCGTTACCGGTGACGAATGCTCCTTCACCGATCGCAAACCTAGCGGCGCGCCTCGTGACTCCAGTCATGTCGCCGTCCAGAGTTTGGACGCAGAGCAGCGCCCCACCGCTGCGCGAGATGTTCCTGACTCGCGCCTGGTATGTCGCATCCTCGCTGTCGGATTCGCCTACCTCGAGACGTTCGACGTAGGCATCCGACCAGCGGAGGGAGTTAGAACCGAGGTTGTACGTCTCGGTCGTTTTCGGCCGCACGTTGCCACCGAACACCGAGAGGCCAGAGTCGACGCGAAGTGCCTCTGTGCTCGCGCCAGCGATCCATAACCCGTAGTTCGCGCCCCCCCCGGTCATGTCCTCTAGGTAGAGGCCATACTGAGTCCCGACGTCGACGCCGGCCTCTGCGTTGTGCAGATAGACGTGATAGGCCGTCGTCACGCCAGGGTCGCTCAGACCGCGAAGGTCGCTCTCGAACCCGGCGTAACGTGTGATCGGGCCCTTCGAGATATAGGCGTCGGCGGCGTAGCCGATCGCACTGTCGGCGGTAGGGGTCCCCTGGTTTAGTTGCAGGAACGAGCGGAAACACCTCAGCAGTGTGGCGGCCCCCGAGGTCGCACTGTTCGTCTGAAAGTGCGAATAGACTCCCGTGCGAGTGACGCCTGTGATATCTGAAAACTGATCATCGTGGGCGTACAGGACACCGTCCGCAATGGCCGTCCCGCCGTTGCGAATGTAGGCTTGCCACGTCGTTTCTTGGTTCGTAGGCCCGACGAACAGTTGCTTCGCGTTTACCTCGGACCAGCGCCTAGCGTTCGCTCCGCAGATATGCGTTTCAGTCACGGTAGGGGCAATGTCGACAGTTAGCGCAAGCTCGGTGGCCCCGAGAGAGGCAACGTCCGCGTTGTCGATAACCCAGTCCCAACGTCCTGTTCCCGCCGCTCGGATGTAGTCGAGGCGGTCGTTCGTGTCGAAGATGATACGCGGCCCAGCAGCGTCCATCTCCATGCGGTAGGTGGTATCCAGGTTGACGCTGTTGGCGAACACGTTCTGCCAGCGGTTCGCACTGGCCCCGATGTCGAAGTTGTCAGCCTGCCGTGGCTGCACTCCGCAGAAGACCGAGAGTCCGTTCTGGACGTGGATCGCCTCGGTGCCCGCACCTTGAATCCAGAGGCCGTAGCTGTTCGCCCCCTCGTCGAGGTCCTCGAGGTAGATCCCATACTGGTTTGTGACGACGAAGGCACTGGGCAGGTCGCTCAGATAGAGGCCATACATGTCGGTCGCAGTGAGTGCCACCGTACCATAATACTGAGCCTCGAAAGAAGCGAACCGAGTCACCTCTGAGGCTTCTGTGCATGTGATAGCCGAGCGGACCATGATGGCGTTGTCGACTGTGTTCGCCTGTATTTTGGAGTAGACCGACGATACGCCGTACACGTTCGCCGCGTTGCCAGTGACGCCAGAAGACTCCTGAATTGCGAAGCGAGCCGCGCGCCTCGTGATCCCTGTCGTGTCGCCGGTTAGGATCTGCGCAGCGATAAGGGCGCCGCCACCTAGACTCTCATTGCGAACGTGTGCAGAATAGTTCGTCTCGATCTCGTTCGCCGGTCCTACCTCGAGGCGATTCATGTAGCCGACAGACCATCGCTCGGCATTGATGCCGAGTTGATGCGAGCTGTCACCTACCGGGACGAGGTCGGTGTCGACCTCGAGGTCGCCGGAACCGGGCGGCGAGATGCGAAGGTCGTCTGCGCTATTGCCATCGGCAAAATTCGCGTCGAGCCAGCTCAGCCAGTCGCCGGCCCACCCCCACAGATAGTTCGCGTTGCTCGCCGGTAGCGTGTCGTTGGCAACGTAGCCGTCGGTGACCTTTGATGCGACGGGGGCCACGCGGTTCGTCTCGTTCGTGTCTAGGCTCGGCACTGTCGTTGGCTTGTTCGGCATCGGTATCCCCTCAGACGGTGATCATTTCGCCGAGCTCGCCCTGGTCGAGCCCCTGCCCAGCGGTGTCAAACTTGAATGGAGTCGAGCTTTCGTACCAGGTAAAGCTGAAACCCACGCCAGCGGGCTTCGCCGATGCGGCGAGACGCCCGATCTGCAAACCGCTCACGACGATCGATTGCGAGTCGAGGGCGATCTTTGCGGGCGGCGTTTCGGTGAGCACGACGCTCGTCGCCCCGAGGTCGGTGCATAACTCGAGGAGCTCGTCTATCGTGCCGGACGAGACGTTTCGTTTCACCTGAGCTCGGATGCGCAATCGGTAGTCGGTGTCAGAGAGGCCGCCGCGCTCGACGCCCACGATCTCTCCGAGGCCGTCGAGCTGAACTCCGATCGCCGTCGCGAGCCAAGTCTCCTCGAGGAGCCCGAACGATGTGGCCTCGACCGCCTGAGACTGCCGAGCCCATGCCGCGACGAACGCGCCGATGATAGGTTGCCCTCGGAACTGGTCGATCAAGCGGGCGAGCGCCTCGGAGATGCGGGCTCGATTGACTTGCATCGTCGTCATACCGAGGCCACCGCGATCCGTGAGGTATCGAACACGGCGACTTGCCGGCTCCCGATCGAGACGTTGCTCGTCCCGGTCGGTACGAACGCCGTCGGAAACCCAAGGGCCGCGTTCGCCGTGCCGCCCGTGACTTGCACCGTGCCGCCCGAGTCGCTCGTGAGGGTAACCGCCCCCGCGCTCGTCCCGCCCGTGGCCGACGGTGTCGCGAGCTGAGTCGAGAGGACCGCGGCCACCTCAGCCGCCGTGGCGTTCGCGATGTCCGCAAAGTCCCCGGTCGAGAACGTCACGGTTTGCTCAGTCGTGCCGTCGACCTTGACGGTGAGCGTCTCGCCGTTGGCGAGGGCGAAGGTCTCAGTGTTCGTCGTCGTGAGCGTGACGGGTCGCTTGTCGAGGGCCATGGCCACGACGTCGACCACGCCCGAGACGCCGCCCGCGGTCGTGAGCGACTCGCCAAGGAACTGGTTATAGATCACGTCGTCGCCGATGCTCAGCGTTTCGCCCAGCGCCGCAAGCTGAGCGGCAACCTGGTCGTCGCCGTCGGCCGGGTAGTTGCCATCGGTGCGCACGGTGATCGCAATGTAGATCTCGATCTGGTCGGCGCGGCTCGCGTTGATCTCGTGAGAGGTCCCCTGAGCATCGGTAACCGTCTCGGTGATATCGCCCCCGTAGGTGGCGATGCCCGCTGGCTTGTCGTCGAATATCGCCTGAGCGATATCGGCGTCGAGGCCCCCGAGCACGACGCACTCAATGGCGTGAGGCGGTACGCCGTTCGCGTCGGTGAGGTCGCTTGTGTTCTCGAACACAAACGCCTCGGTGACGTCGTCGACGAGAAGGAGCTTCGCGCGGATCGTCTCGACGGTGCCCTTGCCCCCGATGGTCAGTAGGTTTTCGCGGCGGCGCCGAAACGCGGCATCCGTTTCGATATCGCGCCCGAGGTCGGCGTCGGAGAGGTTGTTGACTCCGAGCCACCCCGAGACCGCGGTAACAATCTCGGTGACCTGGTATGCCGCACCTGCGACCGGCCCCGTCTCAGTCGCCGTCGCGGCGGCCGTCGCGTAGCCCTCGCCGAGGCCGATATGTCTCCACGTCACCGAGCCATCGACGATGGCCGAGCCAGTCCCCGTCGGCCCCCCCGAGGCCGCCGAGGTCCCGGCGATAGCGCATCGGTAGATCCGATCGGGCGACGCATTGCGGACGATATCGCCCACGCTATAGGCCGCCGAGCCATCCCACGCGGTCGCCTCGGTGATCGTCGCGGCGGCCGTCGTGGCGAAGGTGCCGCCCGATGGAACGCGAGCCTGGCGGCCGATGGCAACGGAGGTCGCGTCGTCGCCGGTGAGCGTGAGCGTCACCGTCGAGGCCGTGGCCGCAAGCCGCGTCGCGCCGGTGAGAGCGGCCACGCCGTCGAGCGATGCGGCCGAGGCGCTATCGGGATACTGAGAAAGGTAGACCTCCTCGAGAACGTCCCAGTCCTCGCTCACCTGGTCGGCTAGAACGCCAATGATTTGCCCGAGCACCGAGGTCGACTCGGTGTTGAGGTTCGGCGACACGGTCGCCTTGAGCTCGGCGACGACCTCGTCGATGACTTGCTGCCGAGTCTTCTTCGCGAAGCCGGTCGAGAGCACACCGTAGGAGCTCATATGCTCACCTCGACAACGAACGGGAGATATGCCAGCTCGCCGTCAACGCTAGCTTGCAAGTCGAGCGTCACCGTTAGCAATCGTTGCGCGGCGTCGAGGTCGAGCTCGATCCGTTGCACCTCGGTAACCCCCGGCGTCGTGCGCGCCACCTCGGCGAGGAGCGCCCTCACCTGACCCTCGTTCGGGTTTTTCTTGAGAACATCCCGTATATACGGCACTCCCTCGCCGCGGTCTAGGAACCATTCCCCGAGGAAAAAACGGTATCGGATCTGCAATTCCTGCCGGATCGCCTCGAGGCCGTCGACGAGAGCGAGGTCGTTCTCGGCGAGGTCGAGGTCGCCCGCGGTCGTGAGCGCTAGGTCCATAGCGTCCCCCTCATTCAATCGCCGTCGCTGTCCCGGTCGCCGGTGGCGGTATAAGCATCTCGCCCCCCTCGATGGCCTCGGCGTGCATGGTCGCGGCGATAGCCTCGGCGGCCTCCTCGAGAGTAGCGCTGGCGTCCGTGAGAGCCGCGCACGTCGAGGCGAAGGTCGCAGCAAGGGTTGCGTTCGGCGGCGGCGTAGCGGCCACCGAGGGCGGCCAGGGCGGCGCCACGGCGGCCGCCCAGAATGCGACGACGGCCGACGGTATGACTGAGAGGCCGGCGTTCGGCGCGCTCATGCCCACGAGGGCGGCGGCCATCGCAGCTCGCCCCGTCTCCTCGCTCACCTCGGGCATATCGACCTCGCCGGCCGAGGCGTCCCCGGCGTAGCTTGCATACGCGTCGGCCAGCGCCTCTCGCGCCTCGGCCTCGTCGTCCGTCGGAGTGAGGCCCTCGAGGAGGAGCGCCAGCGTGTTTTCGGACATCGTCATCCGTTGGCCTTGAGCTTGAGGCGATCGCTTGCAATCTCGGTGTCCATCGCCGGGGCTGCAACCGTCGGCGTCGGTGGCCCGCTAGGGCCGACGCCCGTTGCGTGAGTGTGAGCGTCGAACGCGTCGAGCCTCGGCTTGACTTCGGAGTCCCACCATTGCCTGAGCGTCTCGGCGACGCAAGCGCTCACCTCGGCGGCGCCGTCGACCCTGAGCTCGACGGTGTCCCCCGGCGTGACGTGGATCTGAATACCCTCGCTGCGCCCGAGAACGGCGTCGTCGGCGTCGGCGTCGGGAAGCGAGAGAGCGCGAGGGTAGAGACCAGGATAGGCCACCGCGTCCGAGAGGTCGTGCGATCGGTAGTTGAGCGGTGTCACCTCGGGCATCTCGCCCGAGGCCGTCGGCCCCGTCGCGAGCCATTGATCGATCGAGTGCTCGACGAAAACGAGGTGGACGAGGTCGCCCGCGGCGAGAGGCCAGCTCAGAAAGAATGCGCCAGTCCCCGAGCCCCCTCGAGGAAACGCGACCGGGACGTCGTGTAGGATCGGCAAGCTCTCGGCGTCGAGCTCGGTGCCGTCCGAGGCCACGAGAGGCCGTCGCAGGAGCGGTTGAACGTCGGCCTTTTGTTCGGTGGCGTCGTAGGCTAGCACGCGTCCCGGTAGGGACGTATGAAGCTGAGCCTGCATGGCCTTGACGGCGGACCGAAGGACCTCGGCGAGGTCTGGCGTTCGGCTCTGAGCCCTCATGCTATCCCCCCTAACTCAACCTCGGAGGTCCACGCGTCGCCCCATGTATCGCCGTCGTGCTTCACTGAGTCGCAGACATAGGCGCCCTCGACGATGGCCGAGCTCAGCTCGACGCGCCGGCCAGGGACAAGCAATCCGTTGAGCAACGACCTCGCCGTGACGACGCCCTTCTCGCCCACCGAGGGCGAGCCAAGCAATCCGGTCGACGGACTGAGCACGACGGCCGGCCCTGGCAATGCCTCCTTCGCCCCGAGAAATTGCATCGTCTTACCCTGCACCGAGAAGCCGAGGCCCATCGACGACGCGAGCTGGTCGACGGCGTCGGCCGCCGAGCCCGAGAAGGAGAAGCCCGAGAGGAATTCCTTGAGTACCGATCGGTTGCCGGCGAGCTTGTCCTCGAGGTTGCCAACGTCGAGGCCGAGGGCGTTCGCCACCTCGCGAAGCGCACCTCCGACGCCCTGGCCACCGCGCGAGGAGACGTTGACTCTCGCCTTCGCCATCTCCTTTCCGCCGTCGGTGAGCTCGACCGTAGTCGCCCAGTTGACGGCGTCGCGCTCGATTGTCGTCGTGACGGTGTCGCCCTTGAATAGCGTTCGGAGGTCGCCGACGTAGCCCGCCTCGAGGACGACCTCGAGGCCCGCCTCTTGTAGGGCGGCGCGGTTCTCTGCTCTCAGATTGTAGATCCTGATCTCGCCCGTGTTCGGCTCTCGGCTTCGGTTCGCTGCGACCGAGAACGTGAGCGCCAGCATGGGCTGATTCTCGCCCGTCGCCGTCCTCGGCTCTATCGTGAGAGGCCCTGCAACGACCCTCACGTCGCGATTGTAGAGACGCGTAGACATCAGGCCTCGACGTATCTCAGCAACGCCTCAGCGCCGAACGTCGAGGCCGAGGGCTCGGTGTCGTTTCCGCTCGGGTCGACGATGGCGAGCTGACCAGCGGGCTTGCTCGCGAGCGCCACGCGTCGGAGTAGATCGTCGAGGACGACGAGGCGGACGCCGTGGCGAACCGGCGAGCTCGTGACGTCGAGGACGTGCATTGTCCAACGGTCGGCCCGTGCGTTGTAATGGTATTCGAGAATGAACGTCTCGCCGTCGAGGACGATCGAGTAGCGATGGTCGAGGTTGCTTGCGAACACGGGAAGGTTGAGCGTTGCCATCAGCCCGCCACCTCCGTCGCGTTCTGCCGTCCGAGGTCGGTCGTGCCCGCCGACGTCGCGACCTCCGCGGTGAGGACTTGTCGCAGCGAGATCGAGCATTGCACCGACGACGAGAACTGAGGGTCTCTCGGAACCTCGAGGCTCTCTATGACCATGTCCTGATATTGGCGCAGCGTCGTCACGACTGAAATGAGCTGAGCCTCGTCGACCATGGCGAGGAGCTTCTGATAGCCCTCAGCCGCTCGGCCCCCTCCGACGCCGAGGCCGGGGACGAGAGGGTGATTACTGATAAGCCCTCGGATCGTGCAACGGTCTGGCTGACGCCGAACGTGGTCGGTGATATCGGCGCCCACCTCGACCGGGAATTGAGTAACCTCGTTCTCGGCGACGTGCGTCTCGTCGAGGCTCGCGTCGAGCTCGATTGCGCCGAACGGTAGGAATTCGTCCGAGGCCGCCACTCCGAGGCGAACGCGTCGCTTGAATATCAGACTCACGATTGCCATCATGGCGCCTCGAGGGCGTAGGACTGCTGCGCCATTCTGAGCTTGCTGTCGAGGACCTTACTAACCACTCTCGCCGTCGACTCGGCGAGCCGCTCCTCGTTCATGCCAGGGGTCGCTTTAACCTCGACGTTGACGGTCTGCCTCTCATTGTGAGTGACGGTCTGCGAGACGTTTCTCGGTGCCGCGGTGGCCGTAGGAGCGGCGAACGCCTCGAAGAATGGCAGAGCCTCGGCCCCCGGTAAACCGGCCGCCCCTGGCGCCCCTGGCGCCCCTGGCGCCCCTGAGAGGCCAGGGGTCCCTGGCGCCCCTGAGAGGCCAGGGGTCCCGGGCTCGCCGGGGCGCAGTGGACCGACGCCGGCCCCCATACCGAGCTCGGCGACGCCATACCGAGCATCGTCTATCAGAGGGCCAGCGCCGGTCGCTCCTGCGAGGCGCGCAAGCGCTGGCCGTTGCGGCGGCGCCCCTCGATCGTCCGCTGGCGCTGGCTTCTCGACCTCGGCCTCGGCCTCGGCCTCGGCCTCGTCGTCGACACCGAAACCGAAGTCTGGGACGAGCTCGCCGAGCCAGTCGAAAAACGCCTTCGCCTTCGTCTCCCAATAGTCGATCGTCGTGTCCCAAACGTCGGTGAGCGTCGCCTTGAGGGACGCGACCCACTTGTCGACTTGCTCGCCGGTCCCTCCGAAAAACTTAACCCAATAGCGCAGCGCCTCGGTGAGCATCTCGCCGATGGCCGGTAGGATCCCGCCGTACTTGGCAATGAGATCCTTGATTCCCTGCCACATTGTCGAGAAGACGTTCTCCTGCCCGAGGGCGAGCCGAACGAGCTCGCGCCCGAGGAAGATCACAGTGCCGACAATGATGGCGAGCAACGCCGAGGTGAGGACGAGCGGCGCCATGGAGACGAGCCACGCGGCCGCCGTACGCGCCGCCGAGGCAACCCACGCCGCCGAGGTGGCGACTGCTGAGGCGACGGCCGCCGCCGAGGTGGCGACGAAGCGTGCGGCCATTCTGGCTTGCGCAACAACCCACGCCGCCGACGACCTTGCCGCCGAGGCGACCCACGCCGCCGAGGTTCTGAGCGCCGTCGGCACGACGACCTTGAGGAAGTATCGCAAGTAGATCGACGCGCCGAGGGCGTGCCATCGGACCCACGCCAGCGCCGCACGGGCGGCCGACGCAATCCATGCCCTCGAGACGACGAGGGCGGCGGCCGTCGCCATCGACGTAACGATCGAGATGCCTTCGCGATGGTCGTCGACCCATTGCCCGAGGGCCGCGCCGGCCTCGGAGAGGCGCCCCGCGTAGCCCTCGACGGCGGCGCCGAGCTCGGCGAGTGCGTCCTTCGCCGAGGCGAACACCGAGGCCACCGCGGCGCCAGCGCCTTTCGCCCACGACTTGATGGGCGCGAGCGCCTCAGAAGCCCAGTCGCCGATGAAAAGGGCGAGCCCCCGAAACGCCTCGACCAGGTCGCCGATGACGCTCTCGCCCCCCTCACGCCATCGTTGGAAGTCCTCGATCAATAGGGCGACGGCGGCGCCAATGAGGAGCATCGCCCCCCCGGGAAGCATGAGGACGGCGAGCAACCCAAGGACGATCTTCGCGATCCCTAGTATCTGCTTTCCGAGGGGGTCGAGCTCGTCTGCCCATGACGATGTTGCGTCTACCACGGATCCGATGAATCGGCCAACGGCCTTGATCACACGACCGAGGCGAGAGAAGAAACGCCCGAGGCCGATACGGATCGCCTCTCGGTTGCTCTTTAGCCAATCGGTCATGGCGACCGTTGCGTCGTTGATACCGGGTAGGAGCTGGTCGACGAGAAGGAACTTGACGGTCGCGATCGCCTTGCTCATGCGGAGCTGGTTATCAGTGAGCTCGACAGCCTGAGCGATCTGTCGCTTATTCATGAGGCCGAGCTCGCGAGCCTCGGCCCGTTGCTCGGCGATCGCTGCGGAGCCTTGCTTCAGAAGAGGTATCAGCTTCGAGCCCGAGCGGCCGAGAACCGATTGCGCGAGCGCCGTCCGCTCGGTGTCGGTGCCGAGGCGCGACATACCATCGGCGACTTGCATGAGGAGGTTGTCGACGGTGTGCATTCTACCGGCGCCGTCGGTGAGCTGAATTCCTAGCGCCTTGAAGTCGTCGGCGTACTCCTTCGAGCCCTGCGACGCCTCGAGAGCGTTGCGCGCTAGAATGCGCAACGACATGGAGACGTCGTCTGAGCTCGCGCCAGCGAGGCCCGCGGCGAACTCGAACTCTTGTAGGGCGTCGGCCGAGACGCCTATTTGCTGAGAGACCTTGTCGAGGCGGTCACCGAGCGCCCTCGTTTGTTCGGTGATAGAGCGCAACCCTGCGACGACGCCGACGCCGACGAGCGCCGCCATGGCGTTTCTCATGACAGAGCTGAGCTTGCTCGCGCCGTCCTTGAGCTTGCCTATACCCTTGTCGGCCCGATCGAAGTCCTTCTTGTCGGTCTTGACTCCGAGCCGAACGAACACGTCTCGCAGACTAGGCACGGCTCCCCCGCTTCGCTTGCGCCGCCGCTCGCCGGTCGAGCTCGTCGTGCAAGTCGATCAATTCATGAGCATCGACCAGATCTAGGATGCTCCATTGCGAGTCTACCTCAGCCTTCGTCGTGCCCCTAGTGTGCTGCGAAAACACGGGGCGCCAGACAAACCAGTCGATCCTTTCGGGGATCGCTATGCTGTCGCCGCCAGAGACGCCAGGGATGCGGCGCCCTCGCTTGGCGTCCCCATAGTCGCGAAGGCGGGCAAAAAAGAGCCGTATTGAACGCCGAGGCCCCATGCAATCCATCGCGCCATGGGTCCGAACCGACCGGCGAAGTGCAGATCGAAAACCTGTTTTAGCGGCACCGTCTTCTCAGAGCCCACCTCGACGCCGACATGCGTCGCCTCGCGAAGCTGACCGATGACGTGGTCGAGGTCGGCCTCGCTCACCGATTGCGTGAGCGACCGGATTGCGGCGATTGCCGCCTCGGAGCCTACGTCTACGTCGTCGAGATTCTTCGCCGTGCCGAGGGCCTCGAGGAGAGGCCCGAGCGTAGGACCGAGCATCCGAAACAGCCGATGGAATAGGCGATAGGATTGCGTCGCCCCGAACATCGTCATCTCGTAGCGGTAGCCGTCTATCTCGGTCGAGTGAGTATCGCGCGCCATGATCCCCCCGTCGCGATTGCTGTAGAGATACAGTCTGTAGGTATCGCAGGGAGGAGGGAGACGCAAGCGCTAGTTGCTGCCGTGGTGGGCGACTAGGACGTCGGTGCGGAAAACCCACTCGCGCGTTGACGCTTCGCGGTTGAGCTCGGCCGTCGGAGCCTTCTGAATCCAGGCCGTCTCGGCGGCGTAGATCGAAGTCCCTGAATTGTCCTTGATCAGCAGCGGGACGCCCCCGATTCCGCCCGGCGTGTTCTTGTCGAGCGTTCGGTGCGCCGAGAGGAGGTCGTTGGCCGGCGACGATTGCATGAGCGAGACGGTGATCGTCCCGCTCGCGTTGCTCGTCTTACTCCGAGTGCCTTCGCCGTCGACTCCGACGACGAGACTCCAGTCGTCTTCGTCGTGCTCGACGGAGATTGCGGCGTCCTGAGCGAAGCCGTTAACCTCGATGGGCCCGAAAAACATGGAGACGTTTGCCGGGTCGTAGTTGCGTACGCTCATATCAGGGTCCCCCTTAGACGCTCACTGAGCCGTTGATCGTGACTTGATGGATTGCACCCTGCAACGTCGCCGAAAAGTCGAGGTCGCCGAGCACGCGGTTGGCCTTGTCGGTGCTCGAGACGTTCCCGATCAAGGGCGGCGTCACCGTGTAGTCATCGGTGACGACGGAGTTACTGACCGCCTCTTGTAGCTGCGCCCGCACCTCGTTTTCCAGAGCCGAGATGCCAGACTGCGTATAGGCGATCTTCTCGGAGTTGCTCAGCAGTTGCAGGATGCGTTCCTGCATTCGCACCGTGAGCCAGTCGATGCCGCGTTGCACGTCGATGAATCGCCCCGAGGCCATGGTGCCTTGTAGCGCCATGGAGAGGCCCTTCGTCGCCGTGTAGTGGTTTCCGTCGTTGCTCTCGATGTTCGAGATTTGCGTGTCGGTCAGAGCATCGACGGCGACACCGGCCAGCGTTTTGAACGCCCACGTCGAGGAGCCCGGGCCCTTCGGGAGCTGGACGCCCATCCATGCGGCGGCCGCAAAGTCGAAATTGTCCTGGCTGAAAATGGCAAACGTCCGATTGTAACCGGCCGTCTCGAGGGTCTCGAACAGGTTGCCGGCCGTGTCGGCGAGGACGTCGGAGTCGGCGCACGATACGCCGAGGATCCGACGGTCGGCCTCGACGGCGGCGGCGAGCGCCACGGCCTCGAGGGTCGATCCCGACGTCATGAGCACGCCGTAAAAGTCGCCGTCCTCGACCTTGATCGCAGCGTAGTCGGAGGCGATTCCGGCGTCGGTCGTCGTGTCGTCCTGAGTTATCAGGCCGACGGTGTGGCTGAGGCCGAACTCGACGCCCGCCGTATCGGCCACGAGATCGAAGGTTCCATCGGCGTTGTCGGTCGCACTCACTGGCTCGGAGCCCGCGTTGATAGCAGCCGCAAGCGCCGTCCCGATCGTCGTCGCCGTCGCCGAGGAGCCCGAGTCGACCGTGAACGCGGTACCGTTGATCGTCACCGTGTAGTCGGTATCGTCGACCGCGGTCGCGACAGTCATGATCCGAGTCATCGCCGAGGGCGTGCTCTCGCGTCGGCCCACCTTGACGGTCGGAACCTTCGGGTTCTGCGACAGAATGGCGCCCACGCAAGCCACCGCGGCGCCGTCCGCTGCGAAGCCATCAGAGACCATCGCCGCCGTGTTCGCGTACGACCTCACGAGCTCTGGCCCGTAGGGGCTCTCGTGAGTCATGACAAGCGGCGTCCCGAAACCGGCCTGAGAAACGGCCGCGTCCTGTATGGTGATGTTAACGGCTACGATGTTGTCAGGATTGGCCATGGTGTCTCTCCGCTCCTATGCCGATAGAGAGTCGTAGATAGGTGAGTCGCGCGAGCCCGAGAAGACACTTGAGCCCGCCACGGTTTCGATAAAGCCAGAATACTCGACGAGCTCAGAGACGATGCGCAGACGCACGTCGAGGCTTGCTCGGCTAAGAATGCTATCCTCGACCTTCTCCGAGAGGTCGACGACGTCGTGCTCCTGCACGAGGGCCATGCCAGCGCTGGCAAGCGTCGTCATGACCGAGGGTAGGTTGAGGCTCGACTGTAGCCTCGTGAGCATGTTGTAGGCGTTGCGCGACGGGTCGATAGCGGCGTTGTCGGTGCGAGTGTTTCGGACGAAGCCTTGCACGTTGAGCGTCACGACGCGCGAGCCATGCACCGTCGTCGCCACCTCGGCCCCCTCGTCGTTGTTTTCCCACGAGAGGTTGTCGGTCGTCTCGACGTTGAACACTTGCGGCGTGCCGGGGTTGAGCGCTTCGTCGTCGCCAACGACTGTGAAGGTCGTCGCGGTGTCGCCGAGCTGGCCCTGGTCGAAACCAGCGCCGGCGACGTTGAATTGAAAGGCGAGCGTCGACGGAGTGAAGGCGTACGCCGCCGTCACCGGCTCCGAGCCAGCGTTGATAGCGGCCACGAGCGCCGTCACAATCTCGCCCACGGTGGCGAGCGCCGGCGAGACGTACTCGAACGCCGTGCCGTTGATCGTCACGCGGTAGAGAGCGCCGCTCTCGACCGTCGGAACGACGGTGATATCGCGAGCACGCGTGAGGTCGGTCGAGCGCGAGAGGATATCCTGCCCCCCCTCTTTCACCATTGAGACGACGTCGAGGAGAATGTACGGGTAGTCTGGGCGCGCCTCATCCTGGTCGGCCCAGCGCGTCGTCCATCCCGAGGCGCCAGAGGCCCACGAGTACAGCGCGAGATAGAGCGCCGACCAGTCGACCGGGTTCGCAACGACCGCCACTAGTCATCCTCCTTTAGCAGGACGACCTTGTAGAACGCGCCATGCGCCGACCAGTCCTCGACCGACTGAACGACGTAGTTGTCGCAGCCGTAGGTACAACGGTCGGCGCGCACCTTGCCGTCGACGTCGACTGAGCGCAGCGCGAATCGCGTGTACGTCTTGAGTAGCTCGTGGTCGCGAATCATCTCGGGGACGAGAAGCCTCTCTTGAGCGCCCATCGGCTGCACCGACGAGCACTGTATCGTGAACTCCTCGACGGACGTCACGACCTGAGCGAGGCCGCCGACATACGTCGTCTCGGTCGACGCACGGCGTACGCACAGCGGCGTTGCGAACGTGTCGATGATATCGCCGATCATGATTCGAGCACCCACGAGATCGAGTTTTTCATCTGACTCGTGTCGTCGAGAGGGACGCTACTCCCCTTGCGGTCCTTCGTCGCTTGCGCGAGCGGCTTTAGGCCGATCGTTTCGTCAATCGTGCGGACCATCTCGGACTTCACAACCTCGCCCACTTGGCCGAGGGCGACATACTCGTCGGTCCCCTCGGCGAGCATACGCGCGGCGCGCTGTAGCAGCCTCTCGAACATCTGTCGCTCTCGGTCGACGGTCGAGCGAATGAACGAGCGTTGCGGCACGCGACCATCGCGCGAGCCGAACTCGTGGACGAGGGCGAGCTCAATGTTCGAGGTCCCGAACACGTCTCGAGGTTCGTTGTTCTCGGCGCCTTGAACCCCGATACGCACGACGCGCGGCTTGCGTGACATGCTGCGCAGCGTGCGCCCGAGCTTCTTATAGCCTCGGTCGACGTCTCGAACGCCAGATGGCATTAGGCGCACCCGGTCGAGCACGACCCTAGCACGCGAGTCGGGAACACGTTCGCCTGCATGTCGAGAAAATACTGACCGTACGTGGTCGAGGCGAGGAACGATTGCGACATGCGCTGAGGGACCTCGAACGTCACCGAGAGGTCGCCCACGCGTTGAGACTTAACCGCCCCCGTCCCTGCCTGCAAACCGACGCTGAGGTTGGCGTTGATTTTCAGTAGGTGCGCCGTGAGCCAGAGAACGCCGTCGTCGTACATACCGGCCCATTGCGTTTCGTTAACGCGCCGAGCGGCGTGTGCGAGCCAGCGTTCGACGGCCGTGTCTGAACAACCGTCGAACTCCGGGAACGTCTCGCGCACGGTGTCGGCCGTGACAGTCACCTCAATCGCCACCCTTCATTGATGCGATGCGCAGCTTTAGCGCCTTGACGACGCGGCCCCTGGCCTCTTGTTCGAGGGCTTTCTCGAGGACCGATACGTCGTCAACGCCGCCGACGGCGGCGATGGCCTCCCTCGTCGAGAGGAGCGCTAGGTCGAGGACAACCGGGGCCGCCGTCGGCCCCGAGGGAGGGGAGCTTGTTTCCTCCCTCGGGGCGTCCGGGGTCCCAGCGAAGGGCCTTTCTGCCGTCGTCGCATAGGGCGACGGTGTTACTTCCGATAAGCCACTAATATCGGAAGTCGCATCGTTATGCGGCGCGCCCGGTTTCGCCCCCTCGACAGGCATCGGTTTTATAGGGGCGTCGCTCGCCTTCGTCGCCGAGGGCTTGCGAGCAACCGGGTTCGCCACGACCGCGATGACTCCGAGCTTGAGAAAGTGACGCGTGATCGGGCACTCCTTCGATTTGTCCCACGCCTCGGGGTCGACGTTGTTGACTCCCTTTTCGAGAGTAACGCCGCCCCTGAGTCGGAGCTTTCCCGAGCGGGTACTATCGACGCGTACCTGCATAGCTAAATCCCGTCCAAGTACCGCATAGCCAGAGGGTAATAGACGGCGACGCCGGCCGTCTCAGCCATGCAATAGACAAGGTATTGCAGGCCCTCGGGCTGAACCGGCAGTTGCTCGAAGTCGTTGACAATCTCCTGCTGTAAGACGTCTTGAGAACGGTGATACATCATGGCGCGACGCACGCCGCCAGCGCCGGCCGCCGTGAGGCGATACCACGGCTCGATCGTCGTGAGGTCCGGGAATGAGTTGCGAATGAACGACAGGATTGTCGTGTCGCTCGTCGTGCTCCTCGGCGTCGTGGCAATGTGAGCCCACTCGCGCCCTGGCATGAGCAACGTGTCGGCCGTCTCGACCTCGAGGGTATCGTCGATGATTCCCTGCCACATTGCCGAGACCTCGGCAATGATGGTGTCCGGCGCCGCTGGCGCAACCCACGAGCCACCGCTGGCGTCGATGGTCGAGGCCGGTTCGTTGACGGCGCCCGAGACGATGCCATGGATAGGCGCGCCGAACGTAGCAATCTCGTCGAGCTCTCTCTCGATTGCTCGGCGACAGGCCGACGCACGGCGAGGATTCAAGTCCATTCCTGCCATCTGAGCGGACTTGATCTCTTTCACCGTGTAGCCGTAGCTGGCCTCGACGGGGCGCACGGGGCGAGAGAACTCAACGCCGTTGATGTCGACGCGAGGTGGCCTGGTGCTCTTGTCGGAGCCGATGCGCGCACGACCGACTTCGTTGAATTGCTGGTACGTCACCGTCGTTGCGCCCGCGTTCGCCTGTCCCGAGACGGGAATGTAGCGGCGCGCCTTCAATTCGGCGTACTTGATGTCGTACGTTCGAGAGTAGATGAACTCTAGCTGTCGATCGAAGAATGCGCCCTCGGCGGCGTCAAGTCTGAGGTGTTCTACCATGGCTGCGGCTCCCTTTCGTTGCTGTCGTGCTCGGGTCGAGGTTCAGGCGTGCGCGCTAGGGAATGTTGATCTCTAGCAGGGCGACGCCAGCGCCCGTGCTCCCCTGGAGCCAGCGTGCGTTTGTGATCTGGTCGCAGGATGCCGTGTCGGCGTCGTTGCGGAAAGCACCGATCTCGGTCCCGGTGCCGGCCGTATGGCGAAAGTAGACGTCGTCGCCCACGGTGATCGCCTCCTCGACGGCGACCCAGATCCGACCCTTGCTCAGAACCGAGGCTTCTTCGAGGGCCTCGAGGCCGTCGCTCCCTGCCAGCGCACGACTCTGCGTTGCGTGCGTATGGACGAGGATACCGAGGGGCGTCTGGCCGGTCGCCGAGAAATTGTCGAACTGGTCTTCAAGGTTCGTCGCGTCGCGGCGAACCATGATACCAAATCCGACGTCTGCGCCCGAGCCGTTGGCGAAGGGCGAAATCACTGCATCCTTGTTCGGATCGCCCAATAGCCCGCGATAGGCAAGCGCTGGGTCGACGGCGTAGTTGGTCTGACTCATGTCGTGTATCTCCGTTGAGAGTGTTGCCTATCGCTTCTGCGCCCTGTCGCTCGCGCGTCTCAGGACGGTATGGGCGTCGGTCGGACGGGCTCACGCCCGAGCTTGTAGTTTTCTTCGAGCATCTTCTCGCGCGCACTCCTCGCGTCGAGGCGTTGCGTCGAGACGGTGGCGGCCTTCGCCCGCACGCGCTCGCTCGGCTTTGGCTTGTCGTCCTTGTCACCGGCCGAGCCCGCCTCGAACGCCTCGAGAGCGGCGTCGTAGCGAGCCTCGACGTAGGCGGCCTCGGCTCCCTCGAGACGCTTCTCAGCGCCAGGGGAGACCTTGAGAATGACGGCGCGTCGGAGGTCGTCGTCGCTCATTTCGTCGAGGCGAGCCTCGTCCCCGAGGACCTTCGCGGCCTTCGTCTCGAGGGCCACGCGAGAGCGGACGAGCTCGCGCACCTTGTCGTCGCTCGTCGCGTCGGTGCGCAATTTCTTCTCGGCCTCGAGGCCCTCCTCGGCGGCGTCGGCCCTGGCTTGCTGTTCGGCCTGAGCCTTTTTCGCCGTGGCGAGCTCGGCCTCGACCTCGTCGAGGCGGACGACAACCTTGCGGACTGCCTGAGCGGGAGTATCGTCGATTTCGTAGTCGACGCCGTCGATGCGAACCTTCATTCTGGGTTGTCCTTTCGGTTGAGGTAGCAGCGCTACAGAAGCCGCGTCGGCGCCGTCGAGGCGAAGGGTTGCCTCGGCGCCAGCTCGGCCAGCGTCGACAATGGCGACGTGGTTACCGCGAATGTTTCGTTGAATTGCGTCGTACTCTAGGCCGTCCTCGACGCCCTCGATTCCACGAGTCACGCCTGGCGTCCACTCGAGGTCACAGCGGTAGCCACACGAGAGGGCGCGCTTGCCTCGCTTCGCCGCCGCTATCACCTCGGCGTCAGTCATGAGGAGGTTGGCCGCAAGGCGAGCGTCGTCTCGGCAAACCGAGCGGACGAAACCAGCGGAAAAACGGCGCGTGTTCTTCGCGTCGACGAGGCCCGTCGGAGGGTGGCCGTCGGTGATCGGGATGTCCGCGAAGGTCGCGAGCGAGTCCTCGCGAAACACTTCCTCGGGAAGCCTGAGCTCGCGCCGCACGCTCCCGTCGGCGCATCGGTAGGGAAACACTCCGCACCGAGTGATCACGGCGTCGCAGCGTAGGTAGCCGTTCGGCGTCTCGACGGGTCGGCTGTACGTCGCGGCGTCATAGCGCATGGCGTTCGAGTCGACCGAGAGAAGCATTCCATACCCTGTGACTACGGCTAGTAGCGCATTGGCTAGGTGCTTGATTTGTCACACGACTAAGGGGTCGCGTCAAGCTATCGTTTCTCCTGAGTCGTGTAGGCGTCGGCGACCATCATGGCGAGGTTAGCGACGTCGGCCGCCTCGGCCCATACCGCCTCGGCCGTACCGTCCCGCACGACCTCCTCGAGGAGCTCGATCACCTCATTGCACAGCTCGCCCCATAGCTCGCGCGGTGGCTGCCGTCGCCAATGCGGCTTGTGTCGGTTGGCTGCTAGCTTGTCGAACATCGCGACGAGTAGCCTAGGAATCGCTTCTTTCGCGTCGGCGTCTCGGTCGTTCATAGGGTTCTCGCTTCGAGGGAGAGAGAGGGCGCCCCGGTGGTCGCGCCGGGGCGCCGTACACCAACTAGGATGCGCGTCGCATCGGAGGAGGTGAGCGGGCCCGAGGTGAGTACAGCGATAGCGGTCGAGACGTCCGCCGAAAGCCGAGGCGGTCATATGGGGTCCGATGCGGTTCGGGCTCGGGCTCCTCGGCCTCGTCGTCCTCGAACGTGACCTGAGCGTCGGACGTCGAGCTGAGCGCATCGTAACCGCACGCCCCGTCGCACGTCGAGTCGCACGTCGAGTCGCACGTCGAGTCGCACGCGTCGTCATGGTAGGTGAGCACAATAGTCGCGCCGCTCGAGCTCGAGGAAACGGTCGTCGTGTAGGACCCCCCCGACGTATCCACCTACCGCGCCCCGTGCTCAATGCCGTCGGTCATTGTGTCAGCCCCCGCTGGTAGAATGCTCGTCCTTCGTCCTACCATTGATCCGTGAGCTCGCCGAGAATGCGACGTCGAGCTCTCGATATTCAGAGCGCATCGAAGACAAGCGGGCTCGGCGCTGGTTATCTGCTACGGCCTTTTCAGTATACCAGCAATACTTGCGCCGATACGGCGGCGGCACGAACATGCGCAAGCGCGGCACGACAACGTACGCCAAGTCAACGACGACGGGCGGGCCAGCGTTGGCGCCTGGCAAGACTCCGTAAACGTCGTAATTGCAAGGGCCAGTGTCCATCGCGTGCCAGGCGCCAGGCTCATAAACGCTTTCCCAAGTCGGCGGTCCATACCAGTCGCAGGCAGCCGCCGCGCCGAGCATGCAACGCACGACGACGCGAAGGGACTCTGCGTTGCGCTCTAGGACCTCAGTCAGCCAGACCGGCGTCAGAAAGCCGACGTCGCGCACGAGCCCGACGATTCTGCCGGCGTCGATAGGGTCGCCTTCCCATTGCAGCGCGGGCACGCAATCCTTTTCCAGAATCGCGACGACTCGTGAACCGTCGAGCTCTCGGTACTCAGAGCACATCGAAGACACTCCAAACGTATCGGTTGCGCATCTCTAACACCTCATCCGAGCAATCGCCCGGCAGCGTCGCGCAGGCGATGCCTTCGGCGAGCGCGTTGAATACTTCGCCAGGCGTCGGGCCCGGTCGCAAATCGTGGTAGTCTCCCGTCTCCGCGAGCCACATATCTACCAAGTCCCTATGCTCAGCGTCATCACCGCGCCGGGCCTTAGCGCGAAACTGCAGCACGTCGCCGTAGCACGCCAATATCTCGCCCGCCGCCCGCGCTCGCTCGAGGCGCGTTTCAGGCCGATACCTCGCGACTCGCTCAAACCATAGCGGCACTGCAGCCGATAGCGCAACGCCGAGCGCGTACTTCGTGCCTTCGCTCAAGTCTCCCCCTAGCGCGGCGTGCGTCCCGTGACGCTTCGCCGCAGGCAATGCGGTGCGCGGTCTCGGAGCCGACCAGCGCAACGACCGTCGCCGCTTGCATCGCGACGGCGACGTTGCGGTGCCCGACGCCGCTTGCGCGCCCGGTCGCCGTCAGACCATCGCGCCTCATCAGATACAACCGGCGCGCCGTCATCATGGCCCAATACCACGCAAACCGCCTGGCGCCTCGTCGCAGCGCGAGCTCGGCGGCGTCTTGCACGACGTCCTCGGCGTGTCGCTCTGGCACCAGTCGAGCCGCCTGCGCGACGAGCTTGCGCCGATGCTTCGAGTAGGTCTCGAGCCAATCACACATTCGCGTACCATCGCCAGAGCCGCTCGCCGTCGTCTCGCTCGCGTCGAAGGCGACCGCGCCGCAAGCTCCAATCCAGCGCGCCAGGCATAGACTTCGGCGAGACGCCGGAGTGCGCGAGTATCTGTCTCCGCGTCGAGCCTGGTCTGCGGCGCACGTATTCGAGCACGAGCGCCGTTGCCGACGGCGGTCCAAATTGAGCGAGATAGCCTGGCCCATGCAAGCGCCTGGCCCAATGGTTCAAGGTCGATGGGTTGATTCCCAGCGCCGCAATCTTCGCCGAGCGCCGGCTGACACTCCGCGTCTGCTTTGCCAGGGCGACATAATCTGCAATGATGGCGCGCTTGCGACCCTCATCGGCCATCGACTTTGCGTGCTCGCGCTGGCTCGCGTCGATGAGCCCGCAAGTCTCAGCCCACCGCGCCGTGGTCGCGACGAGGTCGTCGCGGTCGCGGTCGTCGCAGAATTCGCCTTCGATGAGCGCATCGACCAGAGCCATAAGACCAGGGACCCGCAAGGCGTTCATTCCGCGCCCCATGCCGTCGGTCATTGTGTCAGCCCCCGCTGGTAGAATGCTCGTCCTTCGTCCTACCATTGATCCGTGAGCTCGCCGAGAATGCGACGTCGAGCGCCTCGACGAACGCCTCGCCGTCGGACGGCCGAACGAAAACGCCCCCGAGGCCGTAGACGCCGGCCTCGACGTCCTCGACAAAGTCGGGGTTCACGTCGAGGCGCCAGTCGCCCACGGCGCGCCCGTCGACCACGGTATAGGTTGCGAGCACGACCTCTCGGCCATCTTCGTCGAGCTTGTAGATCTGACCTATCATGTCTCACCCATCCACAGGACTATGTCGTCAATCTCCTGCAACGACGCGCGGCCGATTAAAGCCTCGGGCTCGAGTAGCGAGAGGTTGATAAACTTGCGCCCGGCCGCAATGGCGTTCGCGTCGGCCCCAAAATCCATGACGTTTATCACGCGCTCGCCGTCGTCGGCGAGAGCCCTAATGCGCACAAGCGTAGCCTTGATCGCCCTCCGCTCGATCCCTGCCGAGAACAAGGCTTTCGCCAACGACTTGAGATCGATTGCCTTTATTCTATCATGTAACTCACCCGAAAACGTTAGTAAATGCAGCTTCATGACGTCGTCGCCACCCTTGGGAGACAGGGCGACCAGAAACCGATCCACGGGTTCGGTCGGAAACGTGAGCCCGTTGTCAATCGCGACGACCTTCGGGACGCCCTTCCCTCGCCGTTGCAGCATGACGTTCCCTCGGTGACGGTCGTCGTTGCCTGCTATCAGGTCGAGCGCAGTCATGCGCCGAGCGTCGGCCGTCGGGACCCTGGTCTTGAGCTCGTGGAACTCCGCGGTCGTCCCGTCGACCGCGTCGTCAACCATGACCTGAGCGCTGGCGAACTTGCGCTTGCGGTTCCGAGTATCGACGTACTTCGCGCTGACAGTCCTCGGAGTGATGGACTCGCCTTGCAGCTCCTTATCGAGCCTATAGAATGCGGCCTCTCGCCGATGATAGGTCCCGGCCGCCACGCCTCGCCTTAGCTCCTTCTCGTCCTCGGCGAACTTCACTACGGCCTTTAGGCGCGTCCCGTTCGGCGTCGTGATATCAACGCCCCGAGCCCCGTTGGCCCCGCTTCCCATAGCCCACGATTTCTTGATCTTGCCGTTGCTGAGCTCGTCGAGCGCCTCGATCTCGGCGGCCGTAGGCTGATAGCCTATCGGCGCCACGGGAGCCACGGGAGCCACGGGAGCCACGGGAGCCACGGGGGCCACGGGGGCCACGGGGGCCACGGGAGCCACGGGGGCCACGGGAGCCACGGGGATTGCTTTCTTCGCCAGCCTCACGAGCTCGGCCTGAGCGGCTCGCGACCTCGCAGCGCTCGCCCCCGTCGCCGCCTTTTGAGCCTCCGATGCGATCAACCGAGCGCCCGGTTTGCCGGCTATTTCTTCTCTGAGCTTCGCCCGCTTCTCTCGCACGTCGGCGACGACGGCCTCTCTCGATCTCTCCGAGGGCGCATCGGTCACGCCGTCGATGTAGGGCGCGGCCGTGCAACGGCACTGGTAGTCGAACCCGGGATGGCCGGTGTCAGAGGGAGGGTCGTCCCACGAGAAGACTTGCCCCTCCTTCTCGAGGTGAGTGTTTCTGACCCTCTCGTCCCTCGACGTTCGCCAAATGTACTTGTCGAGCCCGACGCTCTTCTGTCGCGCCATCGTCATTGCGCCGTTGAGCTTGTTGATCTGGTCGCGGCCTATCAGGTTCGCCCTCGAGGTGGCGACCGTCCATCGGTCCTCGATCATTGCGCTGAGCACCGAGGCGCGCTCGCCCTTGCGAACGCCCTCGGTGACGATGGTTCGCACCTGGTCGACGTAGTCGCCGCTGAGCGAGGTTATGAGCTCGGCGTTAACGCGCGCGTGCTCCTGCAATAGGCCGGCGAGGTGAGGAGCTCTCGGCGTCGCGTCGATGGATATCGTGCGCCGTAGCTGGCGAATGAACGCTCGCCGGTTGTCACGGGTCGTCGCCGCCCGATACTGCGCAGTCAACCCTTTCAAGTCGCGAAGGTAGCGGTTCGCGATTCGCGTCTCGACCTGGCCGGCCAGCGTTTTGACCGAGGCGACGACGTCGGCGACGTCCGCTCGGTATTCGTCCTCACGCGGCCCATACGCCTCGAGGAGACGAGGGAGCGCCGGGACAATGATAGCGTCTATCTCTCGTTTGATGCCCCTCACAATGCCGCGTAGGGCTTTCTGATAGGCGCGCTCGACGGTGCGAGGGGGCGGCGTGAGACGCGCCGGTCGTAGGCGCCAGCGCTTGCCGTCCTTACGCGCCTTCGCCTTCGCCTCGGCGACGAGCTCGGCGATCTCACTCACGCGATGACACTCGGCGCGGCCGTCGGTCGGCCGCCTCTCATGCGCATCTCTGAGACGAGCGCAGAAATCCAGTCGAGACACACGACAACCGTGTCGGAGTCGTGCGCACGGTGAGCTTGAACGAGCTTGACGATGTAATACTCTCTGAGCTCGAAGAGGTCCTTCGCGGCCATGCCTGATATGGCTACCATGTTCGGCCGCCCGAGCGGTGGCATACTACTCGCCATAGTGTCCCCTCCCCTGATAGTGTTCGTCGAGCTGGTCGAGGAGCCTCTCGGCTCGCGTCAATCGCTGCGCCGCAAGTAGGATGCGCCACAGCCTCTCGACGATGCCTGAGCTCGCCTCGATTGCTTCGAGGTGGCCCTCGGCCGCCTCGAGGTTCTCATGCAAGCTACGCGTCGCCCTCTCCTCCATCGTCGCCCTCGGCCCCTTCGTCATCGTCATCGCCCTCGGCCCCCTGGCCCTCGCCTGGTTTCGAGAAGGGCGTCGGCGCAGCGTCGCCGAACGGCGGTAGCCCCGTAACCGGGACAACGGCCGAGCCCTTCTCGACATCTCGGAATAGCCTCTCAACCCTCGCCGGGTCCAGAGGGAACGACGCGCTCACAATCTGAACGCCCGTGTCGCGCGGTAATTCGCCTGCTATGACTGCCTTGACGGTGTCGGCGAGGGCTGCTATCTGCGCCCCGTTGAGCGTGGCTTGCGGCAATGCGGCGGCCCCCTCAGCGGCGCTTTGCGCGACGTCCGTCGATGGCATGGTGTCGTCGTCGGACACGTCGGAGGTGTCGACGTCACCCTCCGACGCCCCATCGCTAGGCGCCCCCATACCCTCGGTCCGCGCTTCGGTGTCGAGAATGGTCTCAGAGGACCACGCGTCGCCACCGAAGCGCGACTGAGCGACCTCGTCCGGGTCGAGGACCCCATCGGCGATATAGATTGCGTCGGTCTCAGCGGTGAGCTTGCGCGTCTCGGCGCGTTGCTTGTCGGTCTCCTGCCATAGCGGGTCGAACGTGTAGCTCCAATTCTCGGGGGCGACGCCGCGCGTCGGTCCCTCTCGAGAGGCGAGAAGAACGTCGAGGAGACGGTCGAGCCGAGGCCGTAGGGTCTCCTCTTGTTCGGCTTTTATGTGGTCATAGAAGAGCCGTATGTCGCTCTCGCCCGTGGCGTTGAGACCCGCTGGCGACTGCCCAAAAAGAAGGGTGGCCGGTATCCGCGCGGCCGAGCTGAGCCTGAGCATCATTCGGTCGAGGACATCGGACAAGCCGGTGAGCGGCGTTGCCACGCGCTCGAAGCTCTCGCTCTCGGCGTCGAGAGGCACGGCCCTCGCGACCGAGCGACACATATCCATGGCGAGCATTCGGTCGAGAACGAGGTTGCGCTCGTTCTGCACAATGGCGTCGTGAAGGCCTTGCATTTTGAATACCGCTTGAGAGAAGTCCTGAATGAGATGCGCCACCGAGGCCCACGAGGAGCCATAGTCTCTCAAGACTTCCTCGACCCTAGTATAGACACTATCAGACCAGCCGCTATTGAGGGCCATTCGGTATCGGCTCGTGAGCGTGCCCTCGAAGCGAATGAACCGAGAGGCATGAATCATCGTCGCCGGCGACGCTGCGCCGACGCCAGTCTCGGTCGTGGGAATGAGGAGATAGACCTCGGGCTTGCCGAAATCCGGGCTTCGGATGTCCGTCACCGTCGAGATTATCTGGGCCTCCCAACGGTCGAACACCGTAAGGAAGTCGAGGCTTCGCACGGCGTCGACGTTGAGCGGCTCGGCGAGGTCCTCGACTCCGTCGTCTACGCCGAGGAAAACGAGCGAGCCACCATGCACGCGAGCCCATAGCAGGGCGCGACAGAAGACCGACTTCGCCGAGAGGTCGTCGAGCGCCTGGATAATTTGCTTCGCCGTGAGCGCCCTCTCGTCGAGGCCGGCCTCGGCCCGCACGCCGCTCTCGCCTTGCACAGAGTCGTCGACCTGCAATGTAATCCACTCGCGCGTCATCTCCTTCGCGGGGAGCTCGGCGATAGTCGCTGCGCTGTCGTCGCCGTGGTAGAAAGCATCATATCGGTCGCGCGAGCCCTCGACGGCGACGGCCTTGATCCTCGTCCCGCTTCGCTTGTCCATGCACCGACCGATGCCAGTGATCGTGTTTTCCCAGCCGTCGGCCCTGGCCTCGGCAGTCCGCTTCGTCGTCATCGTCTCACCTCGACGCCAGGCGACGGAGTCGTTCTAGCGCGCTGTTACTGAGCCGAGCCAGGGCTTGCGAGGTCGCGTCGACCTGGTCGTCGTTTTTAGCCCCCGGGAACGTCACGAGCTCGTCGATGTAAGCCTCGGTCCACGCCGTGTGTTTCGGGAGGTGTACGTTGCCGGCCTCGAAGGTCGAGGACACCGAGGCGAGGCGCGCCTCTTTACTCGCCCTCGCCGTGACCGGCACGATGCCGGCTATCTTCGAGCGCAGCGTCGAGACGAGGGGAGCCCCCGCGGCGGCGTCCTCGACCAGCTTGCGGTGAGCTTGCGGCCACCGTAGCGTGAGGGCCTCGAACGCTTTGAGCATCGCTGGGAAGTCCATACGCCCCCGCACCTGGTCGAGCAAATAGCAGTCGGCCCCGAGCCTACCCCATACCTGACCGGCGACATAGTCCGAGTCAAGGTTTCCTTTCTGGGGGAAGTCCCAACTCTGAATCAGCTCGTCGAACCGCTTCGGAGGGGCGTCGTAGAATTGGAGCCACGCCCGCTTGACGATGCCGCCCTCGAGAGGCGCTGGGCGTTGCTGGTAAAGGCCCGCCCAGACGAGGCTCCCGACGGTCTTCTCAATGGTCGCGAGCGCCTCGGCGTCGTAGCGCTCAGGCCACAACGGCTCGCCCTCTGAGCGGCCTAGGGCGTCGTCTCCCTCGGCGATAGCGGGGAGTCTGACCTCATGCCATGGCTCGCCATCGCCGGCCAGTAGGCGGCCGACCAGGTCGTCCTCATGCCACCGTGTCATGACAACGACGATGACGCCGCCCGGTTCGAGGCGAGTGCGAGCCGTCGACCGATACCAGTTCCACGCCGTCTCACGGATCGTCGCCGAGTAGGCGTCGGCGAAATTTTTCACCGGGTCGTCAATTATCAGGAGGTCGGCCCCCTTGCCGGTGATAGGGCCACCGACGCCCGCGGTGACCATGCCGCCGCCCGCGGTGAGGTCCCAGCGGTTCGCGGCCGCCGAGTCGGGAGCGACTGCAATGCCGAGCCGCTCGGTGTGCTCGGTGATAGTGTTGCGCACGCGGCGACCCCACGAGGCCGCGAAGTCCGCTTCATAGCTGCACAGGATGACACGCTTCGTCGGATTGAGCGTGAGATACCAGACCGGAAACCAGTGGCTCACAAGCTCCGACTTGCCGTGCCGCGGTGGCTCGGAAACGATGACTCTCGGCGTCTCGCCGTAGGCGGCGTCGCCGAGGAGCCCCGATAGTAAGTCTATGTGAGGCGCTCTATTCCACTTCCCCCGGCTCAGTGTCGCCGCCATTGCGGCGGGGCTTGCGAGCCACATCAAGTTTTCGAGACGCCTCGTCGAGGAGTCGTCGCACGTCACGGTTGGCGAGCGTTTCGCGCGCTTCGTCCGCGTTGCTTTCTGGGACGGGCTCACGGTCCTTTCGCCCCCATCGCCTCGGGTGTCTTCTTTCGAGATACCACGCCTCGGCTTGCCAGTATTGCCCACCGTGAGCCCTCAGTCGTTCTAGCGCGTCGGCCTCGGCGTACGATTCCGCTTCTTTTACAGCGTCGAGGAACCGCTTGTGGGGGCTATCAGGGTCCTTCGTCTGCGCCCCCTGGCGAAGCCACGAGAACACCGTCGTTCGGTTGAGGCCGGCGAGGTTCGCGGCCGTCTCGAGGTAGTTGCCAGCTCGGAGATGGGCGACGATGGCAGTCTGAACCGCTGGCGTGAGCGCCGTCGGACGCCCGTTCTTTTTACCCTCGCGAGGCTTGCGGCCGCTTCCTGGACCGCCCACCTACGCGCGCCCCCTCTGCGCCTTGCCGCCTATGCCGTCAATCGTGAGGCTATCCATACCTTGTGTCTACGACGTGTAGCACGCCGCGTCAAGTCGGGCCGAGGGTAGCTACTCGTCGAGGGCGTAGTTGAAACCGACGCAATCCGAGACTTGCTCGGCGAGGTCGCCGTGCGACCAGCCACCCGAGCACAGATGCTCTCGAATCCGCACGCATCCGAGGCAAGTCTTGTAGGCGCCCCATTGCCCATCCCAGAGGCCGCGTACGACCTCGTAGCTCTCGCCCGGTTCAATCGCCCGGTTGCATTCGCAGCAGTCGTGCGGCTTGCGCGCGCGGACCATGCGGCTCTCGTAGACGGTTGGCTGGTCGAGGTCTGAGGGTTCCCAGCTACAGTCGCAGGAGATTATCACGGTCCGCGCCCCCTCTCCGAGGGAGGGAGCCAGCCGCCGTTGGCGTCGAGCTCGTCGTCGAGGGCGGCGACCGTCCACTCCTCGACGTCGAGGCCGAGGGCCACCGCGTAGCGCTGAGCTCGCGCCGGCCGCACTCGACGTCGGCCTTGCGCGACGTCGTGCAAGTAGGTCGAGCTCATGCCGCACGTTTTTCCGATGGTCGACCACGTGAGGCCGGTCGCGTCCCGGTAGGCGCGGAGAAGAGCCGCGACGCGGGTCATGGCTCGCCCTCGCTCGCTTCGTCGGCCTCGGCGAGCTCGGCCTCGACCTCGGAGAGGCCGAGCTCTATCGCGACGCACCGTGCGGCCTCGTGGCGACAATCTCCGAGGCCGCATTGCTCGCAGCGCTCGCACGCGGCGGCGTAGACAAGGTAGCGCAGTAGCTCGTCGAGGCCCCATCCCGAGTAGCTCACGCCGCGCTCGCACGCAGCGTCCCATGAATAGCGGGGGGGCTCGCCGCGCTCGGTCGCAGACCGGCCCACGGTGGCGCGTAGGCGGCGCATGTAGTCGATGCGTCTCATGAGTCGCCCCCCTCGTCGGCCTCGCCGAGAAGCTCGACGAGCGCAAGGTTCGTCCGCCGTTGAGTGTATCTGAGCAACGCAAAGAACACCTCGGCCTCGAGATAGATGACATCGGTTTCAACGATTCCGTTCTCCGTCGTTAGCTTCAACATGCCCCTCTCGACGTCGACATAGACGCCGTCGCCTA